TTTCTATCAGCTTCATTTCGTCAGCCGCTACAGTGTACGGAGCTGACTTGACCTGATTGATGTTTGAATATGTATTCGGGAATAAAAGCAATCCGCCGCCTTCGGCTTCCTTGCTGAAGTTCTCTTCGGTGAACCTCTTTCGCTCATTTGCCAGATCATCAGCTTTGCTAAAATTGTTTACTTGCGCATAAAATCTATATGTAGCCGATGACTTGACCGCTTCTTGTATTCCTTGATTTTGAATATGTATCAAGTCCATTGTCGGATATAATGCGTGATTATTTTCACCCATCAGATCATTCCGGTACTGGAACTTTGTCATAATTCCACAATATTCAAGCTCTATGGCGGCACGTTCGCCCCAGCGGAACTCATACCGCAGATATGGAGTGTCTCCATACTGAATAACTTCCGTGTTTGACGGCAGCGGGCAGAAAATGCCGCTGATCTCTCCATATCGGTCATAAATCGGTATAATAAAAGCCGTATTATGCACATCCAGAACAGTTGACAACCGATAAAGGAACTGTGACCACGTTTGATACTGATTCGGACCTTTTTGAAGTTTATTTTGCAGAGCTGGTCTCGCAGATCCGTTTGATTCAAACTTTAGCTTTGAGATATGTATTGCCCTTGCATTGATAGCCGATCGGATAAGCTCCGATTCATACAAACCGCCGCCCCATGTTGTAAATCTCGGCTCATAACCATTGAGCATTTCAAACTTGCCCTTGTATTCGCCTTTTGGTTTTGGTCTGTTTTTTAAGAATAAATCAAAAAACCCCATGTTATCCCTCGTTTAATAATCTATCACCTATCTCTGCATACCATTTCTGACGTACGCAGAAAGCATCCGCAAGTGCTGCACATCCATCGATGTGATCCTTTGGGCTTAATTTAACAAGTTTACCCCTGCCGCGCTCTGTACTCATTTTTATTGCCGAGTTCAACAGATGTATTTTTAACAGGTCATTGTCACCAATATGGACCCTGCCATCTTTAAAAAGCCCCTCCATCTCCTGAAGGACACCCCAGAGATTGTCACCTTGATATACGTCATCACATCGGAACCCATACCGCTCCAGATCCTGTATAAGATATTGTGCTGAATATCGGTCATATCCTGTCATCAGCGGCAATATTTCATACTGTTCGACCATATCCACCAGCCATTGATAACAATCTCTATAATCTACATAATTATCACCAGATAAAGACAACAGACCACGTTGAATATATATGTTGTATGGTATGCCGTCTCTGGCAGTTGCTTCATCTATCTTTTCAGCAGGAAGCCAGAACTTTGCGAAAACATAAAACTCTCCGCCCTTTTCCACGATAATTACGCATGCGGTCAGGTCGGTCGTTTGTGACAGGTCCAGCCCGGCTACGCAATACGATGAGCGGAAGTTATCAAGATCAAGATGCTCTCCGCACATTTTATTGATGACAGCCGCATCCAGCCATGCCATTGAACTATTCTGTTTTATGTTTGCATATTTACACAAAAACTCCGTTTTTTTGCTTAAAGAGTTCCGTGCTATCTCAATCTCATCCAGAATGAACTGGATCGGAACCGATACACCCAGACCGGGAAGGCTTTTCTGGAGTTCATTGATGTCATCCCACTTTTCCGGCTCATCTATCATGTAAAAAACAGGAAGAAGATGCTTTTCGGATGATTCGCCCATTAAAAAACGAGTTCCTCTTTTGAAGAGCTCGTCATATACTCCATCATTTTCATATCCGCCTGAACTGATCGCCAGGGTTATCGGCTCAACCCTTGCGCCTGTACCAGAGACCATGACTTCCCATTGCTTCAAGCCTCTTGCCGCTTGCCATGAGCTCATCTCATCCGCGACGGTCAGCATGGGGTTATATCCGTCTGCCTTTTTTTCATTAAAGGCTATCTTCTTTATGGTTGTATTTGTCGCGTCGATAATATAGTCGCTCTTACGTTTCCTCGTCCTTTTTAAAAGGTCGGGGTTTTTATCCTTTGTAAACTCAAAGGCAGAAAATACCAGATCCGCCTGTTCGAGCTTCGGAGCTATACAATAGATCTCCGAGCCGTATTCTCCGTCCACGTAAGCCTCGTATGCGATTATCGCGGCGGCGATTAAGGTCTTGCCGCACTTTCGACCAACAAAAAGAGCAACCTCACGGAATATCCGCTTGTCGCTCTCGTCAACAATTCCATAAAGACATGATAAGAATGCCTTTTGCCACAAGGACAGCTTTAATTGCTTCGGGGCAAGTTTCCCTTTGTTATGCCGGCAGAAGGTTTCGATAAACTTAATTGCCCTGTTTGCCTTCTGCTGATTAAAGTTATATGTGCCATCTTCAAGGTTATTGATGATGATCTCATATAACAAAGACACCCACTTCCCGACTGTCTCAGATCCGTCCTTGATCTTCTGATAATACTCGAAGATGTAATTATTCATCTTTTAGGAATTCAGACAGGGCATCTATCGCGTCAGGCTCATTCGATAATGTCTTGATAATATTTATCAAGGTTGATACCGTACCATTTGCAGCCGTTGAAGTCTTGTTGTATTCCGATATAGCAGGATTTGCAACCAAATTCTGACGTCCCTTGACATATTCCTTTGTTACCGTTGCCCCGTGTTCCCCGATGGCAACTTCCAGATCAGCCAGAATTTTCATCTGTACCTGATATCTCTTGAATGTGGTAACAAAGAAAAAATTACTTGATACCCCGCGCTCTTCCGCTTGTTCAAGCAGCTTCTGAGCCTGTTCCTGTAAAGACAGTTTTTCCTTTTTCATTTCGTCACTCTCCCATTAAGGTTACTCGACCGAAAGCCATTGTTTGTATATTTCTTTCGCAATACATTCCATCATTATGGGCGGAACACTCATCCCGCATACATATTGCACATCATTACCGCAGAAGTTATAGTCCTGCGGAAAAGTCTGAATACACTTCATATCTCTCTCGCTTATAGTCGCGGGAATATCATATCTCACATATTCCCCGCCACTCGTTAGCGTGTTACAGACTTCATTTTTCTTGATATATGGACTGGTAAAGGAACTGATCTTACCCTTTTCAGTCCTTGCTACAGTATCTCCCACACTATTGTCGGAAGGTATCCTTCTCGTCCATCTCCGGTAAAGTGCTCTCTCTTTGTTTATGGAAATACCGGTTTCCTCAGCAAACTCCCCGTAACAGATAGGTCTTTCGTTAAAGTTAAGCGCAAGTTTCGGATAGTTTAGATCCTTACGTTTCGCTATAACAAAAACCCGCTCCCGCATCTGCGGAACTCCCATCGTGGCAGAGTTAAGAAGAAATATCTGACACTTATATCCAGCCTCATCAAATCTTTTAATGATAAGGTTCATATAACCTTTTGCCGCTCCGAGAATTAAACCTTTAACATTCTCAGCTACCACAACTTTCGGCTGTAGCTTCTCGGCAACGTTTATAAAATCAAAAAACAGATCACTTAAGACCTGCTCTGCCTGACCTTCTTTAAACTTCTTTTTCTTTCCCCAGTCTGCTTCACGATTTCCCGCCATGCTGAATGTCGAACACGGCGGAGATCCATCTAAAATATCAAGGTTGAGCAGTTCTTCGGGAAGATCCTGCTTCGGAAGATCCTCGATAGACATTCTAAAATTATATCGGGGATGAAAATTCGCGACATACATCGCGTTTATCTTTTCATCTATCTCACAATTACCGATAACCTCATAGCCGGCTCTTTTATATCCCATTGATGAGCCACCGCCACAAGAAAAGCACGAAAATACCTTTTTTCCGTTTGGTTTTACATTTTTCAGATCAGAAAGTTTCCATATGTAATCCATAGCACCTACCCATTAAACCGAAAACCACAATTCTCACAAGTAAACTCGAAATTGTCATCGTCAAACAATTCAAAGTCAAGTTCCTGATTTGTGTTCTTAAATGTTTTCTGTATCTCGTCTCCCTCGACTATTTCCATACCAGAAAACTTATCAAACCCGAACCTTGTCATATCAAGACCGATAGCTTCGATTTCTGAATTTAACAATTCATAATTCCAACCACCCGCCTCGATCAGCTTGTTCTCGATTATGATATAGGCTCTCTTCTGATCCTCAGTCAGATCCGTGACTCTTATTGCCGGCACAGTTTCCATCCCGACATTTATTGCAGCTTCAACCCTGCCATTCCCGACGAGAACTTTATTGTTCTCATCCACAACTATCGGGTTTATAAAGCCAAATTCCTTAATAGACTCTTCCAGAGCTTCTATCTGTTCTTCCGGGTGCGACCTGACATTATTCTCTAAAAAGTGAAGGTCTGATGTCTTTAATGTTTCCATCATGCCACCCCCACTTTATGACCGCATCTCGGACAGGCTATTTCTCTAGGCTCATTTTCCTCAGTACCCCCCCCATCTACGGAAAATGCCGTAAAATCAAAGGATACGTCCTCGACCTCTGTTTTTAGGTTGATATCATTCCAGTCTCCCAGCTCAAACAATTTGTTATCCGCCAGAATGAAGGCTCGCCTCTGTTCCTCGGTCAAACCTTCGATAAAAACACAAGGTACAGCTTCAAGTTTTAACTTTTTAGCTGCTTCAATACGTCCGTGACCGGCAATGACGTTAAAATCCTTGTCGATCAGGATCGGGTTGATAAATCCGAACTCTTTTATCGAGTCGGCTATCTCCCGGATCTGTTCCTCGCTATGCAATTTTGCATTTCTTGCGTACGGAACGAGTTTCGTCAGGGTAACTTCCTGCACATCGGCAATTTTTCCCATTTTGTTCTCCTTATTCTGTTTAACTTTCCAAAACTTCGCGCTATTCGAGAGAGGAAAATCGAAC